ACCCCGACCCCGCTCGCCCCCCGGAAGTTGTTCACGCTTAGATCAACGCGACCCCCCACGATGTCACCGAATTGAAGGCCCGTGGCGTTGGTCGTGTTCGCTCCATCTATGGTGAACCCAGAAAATGTTCCCGCCTGGAAGTAGTTGACACCAGTCTGAAAGGGGCTCATCTGCACTGTGAGGACAGTACCCCCATTGAGGGCCGACGTGGGTTCAAGAATCGTGGCGGCATTGCCAGCCCCAATGATGCTGACCAGGTTGCTGTTTACCACGAGCGACGAGGAGATTTTGAAGATACCAGGTGGGAGTTGCACGACGCCGCCCTGTGTGTTCGCGGCAGCCGCAGCGATGGCGGCGAGGATGGCAGCGGTGGAGTCGGTAGCTCCGGTCGGGTCCATCGTCCCGTACGCCTTGGCGAAGAAGACCTGCGAGCCCTTGTCCTGTAAGCCGACAATGGGACCTGTCATGGTGCCACCCGTCTTGGGTAGAGCCAGCGCCTCCGCCGCTGTCGCACGAGTCGTCTCAACTCCCACGGCTGTGGTGACTGACGCGCCAGTGGCAAACTTTGGCGAACCAGTCGTGCCGATGGCGGTTTCAATCGCGATGATGGCGTCGTTATGGTTCGCGTGTTGGGTCGAGTGCGACGGGCTGTTCATCGGCTCCGTGGGGGTCGGGTCGATGAAGTTGTCGATGCTGGCGGGATAGTTAGTAGGCATTAGTTCCTCACAATGGGGTTAGGCAATCTGCGTACCCGGCTCCATGCGCGGTGTAGCCGAGCAGCAACGCGGCCTGGGCGTCCGTGACTTGGTAACTCGAACCCCCGTAGAAGTTAGCGACGGGGTAGACGGCGTGGACAGTGACGTGTTCAGTGGCGACCTGGGGATTGGCGCCCGCATCGATGTAGATGGAACGGACGAAGGGTGCCGTGGGATTGTTCACATCCCAAGGATAAACGTTGTTCATGTCAGTGTTGGAGTTCTCTGGGGAGGGGTCGGATTGAACCACTGAACCGTCCGAGAGAATCCACACGTTCACCCCGCGGTAGCGATTCTCGAAGTGCGCCCAGAGCGATTTCTCCAGCTCTGACGAGCCAGGAAGGAACGTCGGGACGACTTTCACCACGGGAGGAGTGAAGACGTAGCCCGTTGACGACGCCCCTTCGTAGGGGGTGGCGGAGTCGTAGAGGGTGGCGGAGTCGTAGGCGATGCTCATGTTGCCATCAGCACTGCTACGCCGCCCTTGTCCATCATGCGGTGGTGATCGACGACACCGTGGATGTGAGGTTCGAACCCTGCTTCTCTAAGCGCCATCCCTAACGCGGTGGAAACGTGGTGCCAGTCGCGAAAGCGCCACTGCATCCCTTTGAGAGCGTCTGGGACTTTCTTGATGAGTCGAGCCTGAAATCGGGTGCAACCGAGTATCCCGTACTTCCAGGCTTCCGCGTCTTCTTCCGAGTGGTTGTCGTAACGAAAGTAGCACCAAGGCTCTTGACACGCGGCAAACTCCTCGAAGATTTCCGGTGAGGCTTTCACGTCGTGCTCGATGATGACGAACTCTTTCGGCTTCCACCACTCACAGAGAACGCGCCAGTAGTCGTACTTGGAATTACCCACGTAGACCCAACTCGCGTTCTTCGGTACGCCCGCTTCGGTCTTCGGATGCCTCACCGTGAAGGGAACCAAGATTGACCCATCCCTCTCACAGACTTGGTAGTACTCGCGGTCGTCGTCGTACCCGTAGGTGGTGGCTGAGTTCCCCCCTGAGTCCTTGACCCACTCCCGAGTCCTGCCGTTAGCCAGGTACTCGAAGGTGCTCTCGGTGACAGTGAATGGACCTCGCTGTTCTTCTATCCGATAGAACGGCTCGGCCATGGTGCTCCTAGGACAAGTAGATGAGGGGCTGCGCGGCGTGGGCGGTGGGCTGGGTAAAGGTCGAAGCAACCGCCAGCACCGTTGACTGACCCGTCGCGCACGGGCCCGAGAGGTACGGCGCAACGGCACCGCGTCCAGTCGTCGAGAGTGTCGTCGCGGCAGCGAAGGTCGGACCCGTCGTCCCTGCGATGCAGAAGAAGATGTAATACAGACCCGATGCGGGAACCGTGTAGGGAGCGGCGAAGGCGAAGGTCTGCACCGTATTCGCTGAAACGACCGCGGTCGTGGTGTCCGCCGTCACTGCAAGAACCTTGGAGGTCGTGGCGAACGAGGCGATACCAGCCCACTGGTGAGTGGGGGTGGAGGCCGCTCCAGCAGCGTTGATGATGCTGACGTTGTTGAGAACCGTTCCCGCCGACAGTTGCATCAGCGTGGCGAACACCGTTCCAGCCGTGGCCGTGAGGGTCGAAGTAGCCAACTCGTCCGGGATGGACTGAGCGATGACGTTCGTCAGTGAACTCGGGCCGGTGTAGCCGCCGTAGAACTGTTGCATCGCCATGATCGCAGGGCCGACGTTGGGGTCGTAGGACCGGTTGAGCACGTCGGGGGTCTGAGGGAAGGTTGAGCCCGCGCCCGTCCCTACTGCCTGTGTGGAATCTGCCATTTCATTCTCCTTCGGTTACCCGAATCTCGGGCGGTAGGGGTGGGTTCTTTCCTCCAGCGGGTACGTTAACACCCCACACTGGGTCTGAGACGAGGTTCTGGGGAAGCCTGATGTCGATGGTGTGACCCGTTTGAGTCCTGCCGTGACGGTCGGTGTCGGCGTACTGCGCGGAACTGGAATCAGCGAAGCCCTTTGATGCTTCTCCGCCACCCGTTTCGGGGTCACGCTGGGGGATGTTAGGACTCGCCATCGCGTCCTCCGTTCGCTGGGTAACTCTCACCTATCGCACTGAAGGAATCAGGGGGCATGGTGTAGGCGTGGGAGTTCCTTGAGGATGAGTCGGTGGTGCTGCGCGGAGTCCCCATTCCCTCTCCACCGGCCAAGCGGCCCGAGGAGTCGGGGGTGTCGAACGTCTCTCCACGAGGGACTTCAGGCCCGAAGGTCTGCGTAGTGAAGGCTGGCTCGAAGTTGCTGGCGTCGTGAAGGTTGGTGTTGGGCTCGATGCCTCGGATGTTAGGGGTGGGGCCAGCGTTCTCGTAGGTGGATGTCGGGAGGTTGACGCCGCGTCCATCTTTACCCCTGGAACCTTCAAGGTCAGCGGAACTTAGAGGGCGCACACCTTCGGCCCTGCGGGCCTTTGGGTTTATAGAAATGGTATCTCTCCCTTCTCGTTGATTCTACCGTCAAGACTCCCCTCGGCGCTGACGCCGTGGTCGAAGGCCGCGTCGTGCTGCTTAGCTCGGACGGGACGTGGAGGGAGGTTGCTGGTGGAAAGCCCAGCAATCCCTTCAAGGTCGGGCTTCAACCCGACGCCGGACTGCGCGCCACTCCACGGGACTTCAGAAGGAAGGCGTGAACCGGCGGTTTGTGTGTTGATCACTTCAGTCATTTCAACCCTCGCTCTCAATGGCTTGGATACGTGCAATCTGGTCCGGTGTCAGGTTCGTGAAGTCGATGTCAACTACCGGCTCTACAACGGGTTCGGGGACAGGTTCAGGGGCAACTGGCGCAGGAATGGGTCCGACGGGCGCAGGTGCCTCTACAGGGGCCTCTGCTGCCTCTTCAGCGGGTGTCTCCTTGTAGCGACGGTCGGTGTCGTCAGCGTCAGCCGTCACGACGTGGCCCAACTCCACTACTGGCAAGCCAGCGTTGGACAGGTTCTCCGCGGGTGGGTGAGGGACGACGACTTTACCCGTGTCGATAGAGGTGAGGGCCCCGCAGGCGAGGCATTGAAGATTCACCACGTCGGGCTGCATGAGGTCTGCGCGTCCACACGCTGCACATGCTTCCATGGAACTCCTTTGGTTAGGTGCCGGGGAGGTCGCCCTCCCCGGCTAATCCTAGTTCTGCTACAGGTCCTCTGCGGGAGTGTCTACTCCGGCGGTCGTGTTCTGACCGATGGACGAAGCACTCTCCAAGCGCCAGACACTCTGCGAACGGAAGACCCCGTAGGCACCCATCCACTTCCAACCGACGGGCTGGAACTTGCGAAGGAAGTCGGTGATCGGACCCATGACGATGACGGGCTGTGGACCGTTGCCGTCCTTCATCGACCAGACCTTGGCTAGGGCTTGGCGTCCGATGAACAGCGTCCCGTACACGTCGGTGTCGGTCGTCGAGGAACCGGCGTCCGCGAACAGCGGGGCGGTCGGGGTCTCGATGAACCTGGCGCCCGCGAACGAACCAACCTCACCACGGAAGATTTCGTCCGGGGCGGAGTAGACGTGCGGGGCGATGAGGGCTTGGTTGCCACTCTCCTGCCAGAGGTCGAACGAAACGTCCGGGTGGATGAAGGTGAGGTAGTACCCACCGTAACCAGGGACGTTATTGCGCTTGAGGGCAGCCACGTTGTAGCGGATGTCGTAGGCGCGAATCGTGTCCAAGGGGGTGATCTGGTTGCGTGCGGCGGGTGGTTGCCCAGCCGTACCTGCGGTGACGCCGGGACCAGCCGCGTAACTGACGTTCGAGCCGCCTTGGAGCTGGATTTTCGCCAACTCGTCAACGGAACGTCCCGCGTTCTGTCCGACGACGTTCGCCTGAATCGCGTCGATGTCCACGAACGCCTGACCACGAAGGGCGGAGGTCGTCAGTGTGCCGTTGCCGTACTCAGCCAAGGTCAAGGTGACCTGACTTGAAGTGAGGGCAACCGGCGTGATGTCGGTCGATTCGTTGATGGCGGTCGTAGCGAGTGCCATGTCGTTCTGCACGTTGAAGACAACGCTCGAACCAGGGTTGGATTGGTTCGTCGGCTTCACGTCGGCTACCTGGTCGAAGTACTCTTCCGGTCGCAGCGCGAAGTACGCGAGCATGTCCCAACTGGTCTGAACGTAGTCAACCGTTCCTGTGGTGGTATAAGCCATGTGTTAGGGGCCTCCTAGCCCCGCTTTAATACTCGGGCAACACGCCTATCAGACCCTGAGCGTTCTTGAAACCCGGCTGACCCGCCACCTGCTTCACGATGTCCATGACCTCTTGGGGGGTCTTGGCATTTCGCATAGCAACTGCGGCGTCGATGTCACCTGAGCTGGGAGGGCTTCCCCCACCGGCTTGGAGAATCTGTCGCATCGCTTCCGTCTCTTGAGCAGTCACCCCTGTGGGCGCCTCTTGAGCGACGATCCCCATCTTGGCCGCGTACTCCCTAATGGGTTCGGCTTCGAGCGGACCGTCGTAGTTCGCAAAGACAACATCTCGTGCTGGGTGTTCTGGGACACCGGCTTTATCAATCGCCGACTGCTTCTCCATTTGCTTTACCTGGGCTTGGGAGGCCTCAAGTTCCTTCGCGACCTTGCGGCCAATGCGAAGTTGCGCCTGGATTTCATTGGGCAATTGAAGTTCTTCGGGTGTCAGTACTTCAGTCTCTTCTGGCATTACATTTCCTTTTGCTTACACACGTGGAACCGCGTGGATTTCCGAATTGGACTCGTGCGGCAATCTCATTGGACGAGGCACGGCTCGTTCCAACGGCAGCGACGCCCACACTCAGGTCGATCTACGACACCGAGGCGTTAACGTCAAGTGAAGTATTTCACGACATTCTTCCAATGTCAAGTCATCTGCCTAAGTGAATCTTTTCACAAGGAGATAGTGAGAACGTTCACAAGCAGAGCCGAATTACACGTTTGTAGTTTCGACTAGACATAAGTTCTTTCAGCGCGTGAGGACTCCACCAAACGACAACGGCGTACTCGGGCGCAAGCGCCCTGCGTTTCTAGGAAGTGCCGAAACCAGCGCCAGCAACTCCGGCCTGATCGCTGGCAAATCCACCACCACCAGCCCCAGGAGCAGCACGAGTCTGAGCAGCGCGTTGAGTGGCCGCAAGAGCCGCGGCGTTTCCTTCAGCGGCACCAAGTAGTTGCTGCTGAGTGACGACGCCTGGACCATTCTGAGCAGTGCCGAGTTGAGCGTTTTCAAAACCAGCGTTCGCCATCGAAGCGATGGAGTTGAGTCCTCCTCCGAGCGAATTGTCAAAGAATCCTGCGGCTTGAGTGTTCGAGAGATTGTTCTGCCCACCGTTGGAGAGGAAGGCTTGGAGAGCGTAGGCCTGCGATTGGCCGATTTCACCGAAGCCAGTGAGTTTCCCTTCACTGCCAGCGACGGCTGAGTTGAACTGCTGTTGAAGCTGAGCCGTGGTGTTTTCAGGATTTAGGTAGTAAGAGGCCAGTTGACCAGGTGAAAGACTCTGTGTGTAGCCGTAGTTCTGTAGTTCTCCCTGGACTGCTGGCAGAGCGTTGACTGCGTTGGTGTACTCGGTGGTGATTCGATCACTCATCTCAGAGGTTGACACGTCTCCGGCCCAGGCGTTTCCGATATCCGTTGGCGTCAACGTTCCAGGGACTAATCCTGCCGTCTCGGCCATCGCCTGGAGTTGCTGGGTGTAGGCCATGTATCCCGCTATCCCCGCTCCGGTGTTGGCGTCGGTGTTGGTGTAGCCGTTCTTGATTCTCTGGTTATACCCCGGCATGATCTGGTCGAAGCCTGGAGCGGTGTTAATCGTCGTGCCGATTTGGGTGTAGATGTCCGACGCGGCCAGACCTTGTCCGGCGAGGGTCTGAATCTGCTGGTTAATCCAGGGTGAGAGCGAACCTAGTCCTACGGAGGTGGCCCAGGCGTCCACCGTCGCGGTTGCTGATTGTGATGCCGTAGAGGTAGCGGCGGCAGTCCCCCCAAAGTTCGGGTCGGTCACCGTCCCGCCGCCTTGGATGTAGGTCTGCGTAGCGGCATCGACGGGCTGGCTGGTTGCTAGTCCCTGGTTCCAGGAGTTGTCATTTGCAGGCATCGTCATTAGGTCCCTCCGAAGCCCATCATCTTAGAAAGTCCTGTGGTAACGCTGTCAGCCATCTGTGCCGCGTTATTTGATTGGTCGAACATGGGAGTCGTTGCGAGTTTCTGCTGAACCTGGTCCGAGGTTAAAGCGGTCTTCTGGCCGGTCTTGGGGTCCGGGGTTGCGATGACCCAGTTCCATTTGGGGTCGGTGAAGTTAATCGAGGCCGGGTCAATGCCCGTCATCTGGGATATTACAGATGAGTAGGGCTGGACGTACGCCTGGGGGGTGGTTCCTGCCGCGATAGCCGCCGCCATGCCGGGGTACATCTGAGAGGCCTGGGTAATCATCTGTTGCGTGAACTGCTGCTCCGCGCCAGTGATGAGGTTCGACGATCCGAAAGATGAGCCGGTCCCGGTGTAGTTCTTTAACGCCCCCTGAACGGCCTGCAAGAGCGAGTTCTGGTTCATCAGACTCCCGCTGGGGTTGTTGGGGTTGTACATCAAGTACTGCTGGGCGATGTTCTGGAAGTTTGAGTAAAGTTGCGCTGAGATGCCGTAAAGACCAGTCGGCGTCCCGCCGGGTGCAGTGGTTCCTGGGGTCCCTTGCGTATCAAGTCCGAACTGACTCTGCCCCGCCGCGAGGGTGGAGAAGTCGGTGGGTATCTTCCCTATCTTCTGTCCCTGAATGTTCATCAGGGTGTCAACGATTGCTTGGTCCAGCCACTCCGGGGCGGTCCCAGAGGCAGTGCCGAACGATCCTGACGCGACGTAGTTGTTCTTCGCGTACGTGAGAGCGATGGAATCGAGCTCCTGCTTACTGAGCGTCACACCTATCTGGTTAGCGTCGGCTAAGACTTTCTCCTGAGCGTTCTGGATGGCCTGAGATGCTTGGGCGGGGTCGGTCCCTTGTGAACCATTCGTCCCGTAGGCCTCATCCCAATACCTTCCGTTGGAGGTGGTTGTTTTCCACCACTGGGTCTGAGCCAGCATGGATTGGAATTCGTTCTGCTGCGTAGCGTTCGACGGGTCGAGATTGACCGCCGCGTAGAGCATCGCGGCATTGACCTGGGGGATGTTCTTCCACCAGTTCGTCTGATACCCGTAGGTCGTTGCGAGTTTCGTGTCTATCGTCTTCGCGTAGCCGGGATCTTCCACGTACTGCTTGATGGTCTGTTCCATCTTGCCGAGTTCCGTGGAGTTGTTGAACGGGGTCAGGTCATAGCCGTAGAAGTTCTTGATGTCCGCGCCAGCGATGGGGGCGATGGCTGGTTGCTTGGGGACGTTGACTGCCCCGACCTCTCCGGTCGTCCCGGCTGCCCCGGTCGATTGTCCGGTAGCCGTCGCAGTGAACTGGGCCGCGCCGCCGTACCTGTTCCCATTCCAAGGAGAGGCGACGACCTGCTGGTCTATCTCTGCCGAGGACGTTCCCTTCCTAAAGGCCGCGACGAGATTGTTGTAATTCCCACCAAGAAGGTTGGCGACCGTCGCGTTGATCCCTCCCTGGACGTTGCCAGAGGTTCCCGCCGCGTGTCCCGCTGGGTCCATGACACCCAGAGGGTTGCCCTTGTTGGCTTCAAAGGAGGTGAGATTCGGGCCACCCTGTTCGTTTGCGAGCCAGTTGACGAACCCCTGTTCGGTCTGGGCGTTGATGGGCGCGCCAATTCCCTTCAACACGCCTTGAATGAAGGTTACGGCGTCCTTGGGTATGGTCACGGTGCTCCTGCCCCCACGGTCGTCGGTGCGGCTGCTGCGGGTGCGGTAGCGGCCTGTGCCCCCACAGGGCCAGTGAAGGTGTCACTTGAGGATTGGTTGTACATGGAGGGCGTTCCTGAGAGCATCTTATTCAGGACTGAACCCCAACTAGCGTCCTGCGCGGCGTAGTACCCAGTGGGGTCGGATTGCTTCGCCGCGAGATTCGCCTCTGCTGTGGCGTCGGGGGCTGAGACTTTCGTCGTCACGGTGTCGTTATTCACCTGACTTTGCAGCGAGGCGATTTGATTGTTCACTTCCGTCGCGACTTGATTCCCGAAGTTAGAGAGGTGGGTCCCTTCCGCAGTTCCGAAGGGAGAACCTGACGCAATCGAGGCGACGGCCTTACTCCAACTACCCCCATTGGAGTCGTAGGCACTTTGGAGAACGGCGGAGAACGCACCGAGTTGAACTGAGGATGGGGCTGCGCCAGGTGTCGCGTACTTCTTCGCGGGTGCGTAGTCGGCTTGTGCTTTCTTCCAGTCCGCTGCGGAAAGTGCGTACAGTCCACCGTAGATCGGTGTGGTTCCCGGTGTCCCAGCCTGGAATGATGTTGGGTTCGCTGTGGAGGTCACGTCGTAGGAGGTTTTGGTGCCAGGTTGCGCCCCGGCGAAGTTCATGTGGCTGATGTCCGCGCCGATAGAGGCACCGAGTGACGGGTCTGCGGGAGTCTGGACGGTCTTCGCCTGCGCTGACGGGGCGACCGTGGCCCCTCCTACCTGCCCACTGGCGTTAAAGGCCGGGACCGTTCCTGGTGCTAGTGGGCTTCCTGGCGGCTCGAAGTTGGTCTGGCCGGGAGTGGGTTGTGCGCCGTTCGCCGGTCCCTGAACGGTCCCAGCGCCAGGCATCTTTGTCCCTGAAACCGCCGCCTGGTACGCCTGGATAACCGAGTCGATACCCTCGGGACCTAGTTTGTTGAGGGCCGATTCCTGGGAGTGCGCGAGGTTTATCTGCGCCTGCGCCTCAGTTCTAGGGGCTTGCGCGTAGGCGGTGTCCTGGCCCTGGACTTGAGAGACGAAGGACTGAATCTGCGCCTGGTCAGGAGAATAGCCGAGTGCGGTTTCGAAGGCTGCGGTGATCGTCGCTGAGAGGGTGGTGGGATTCTCAACCGTCGCCACGATGGGCTGGACGGCGTTCTGTTGCGCCCGAGTGAGATTGGCCGAAATCTGGTTCTGTATCGAGTTGGTGCCGGTGGCATTCTGCGCGAGGTACGAAAGGACGTTCGTCCCCTGTGCGGCGCTCTGGCCGATGAGTGATTCCCACGCTGCCTTCGACGCAGAGTTCTCCAGTCCGTTCGCGTCCGCCGCGGGCAGAGCGCCGACAGTGACCATCTGGCTCTGGAGTTGCTGGCGTTCTTGCTGGTTGAGGGATTTGTAGTAGGCGAGATAGACGGCGTTGTCGTTCAACCCTCCGGCGCTAGAGAGGTAGAGGGCTTGGGTCGTTGAGGTGATGTCGTAGGCCGCGAAGAACTGCGCGGGGGACATTGACTTCAACTGAGTTTGGATAGCGACCAACTGGTCCGAGACTGAATTACCAGAGGATGAACCAGCGAACATCCCCGCCGTACCTGCGCTGCTGGAGGGCGTAGTAGTCGTACCGCCTGAGCCTGTGTAGGTGGGGATATTACTCACGCTGCGGGCCTCCACGACTTAGCGGTAAAGGCACCGGGTGAGTTGGTGGCGTTGACGGATTGCGAGGTCGGGGTGGTGATGGACATGAACAGCCCCGTGATGACGTTAATCATCTCAGGGTCGGTTGTCGCGACATTTTGCAGGTAAGCGTCCCAGGTATCCTTCGCGGCAGTTTGTAAAGAACTCGACGCGCCATCTTGAGTCAACGTGGTTATTTGCTTCTCGTAGGACTGATAGCCGTTCAAGAGAACTCGCGTGTTCTCCGCGAGGGGCGTCTTCAGTTGCGGGTTGTCGGCTAAGAGTTTCGTCATCTGCTTGATTGTCTCGCCGCGCTGAATCTCTCGCGTATTCGAGTTGAACCAGTTATACCAGACGGGGTTTTGCAGGCCGTACTTACCGATGGTTCCCGAACCAGGCGTGCCCTTGCCCCAGAAGGCTTGCTCGGCGTCGTACTTCTGTGTTCCCGCCAGTCCCTTTATCTGCGCGGTGTACTGCCCGTACCACTTGTAGAAGGTCGCGTTTCCCGCGCCGATGTAGAGCGAGTCGATGTAGCTCGGAACGGTGATATTGCCGAACTCCTGCGGTTCCGATGGATGCAATTTCACTCGGAGGCTTTGGGCGATTTGTTCGTTGTACACCGCCGCGTTGTACTTCGTCGAAAGTCCGGTCATCGGCATCATCAAGATTCCAGCGTTCGGATATTTGTTGATGAGGTCCATGTTCTCGTTGATCCACTTCTCCGCAGCGACTGAGGAAGGAACGGTGGCACCCGTGATGTTCTGCGACTGCGCAACGGCGAACGGCCACGCGCCGGGGTACTTCTGCGCGAAGGCCTGGAAACCGGCGGCGATGGATTTGTGCGAGTTGATTTCTGCCGTCAAGTCTGCGGAGAACTGGTTGTAGATAGGGTTCGTCAACTCGGGCGAGACAGGCGTCACCGCTCCGACGAGTGCCTTCATCACGTAGAGCGCTCGCGTCTGCCAGCGCACGGTGTCAATGAAGTTCTGCATCTGGCGGTAGTTCGCGTCGGCGGGTGGGATTTTGTTCTCATACGCCAACGTTGCCAAGACCTGCATCATCGTGGAGTTGAACGTGCGTTGCGCGAAGCCAGGAACCGCCGCCGTCAGGAGGCGTTGGAGAATCGTGTTCGGCACCATCTGTTCGTAGATGGGCTCGGTCGCGGTTGGCCCTAGGAGCGTCGCGGCGGTCGATTGTAGGTCAGCACCGAGAACAGGTGAGAGCGTTTCAGGGAAGAACTGAGCAACGGCAGAAACCGGAATGGAAAGCAGAGGCCCAACGTCGGGACGAAAGCCTGCTGAGAGAGGGAAGATGACGCTCGAACTTGAGAGGTTCCAGCCCATGCCGATAGGGGTCGCAGTGTCAACGGGGAGTCCAAGCATCGCCGCAGCGCTTACGGCGCCAGCCGTCATAAACCCAGTCCCAGGAATTACGAGGTAGCCGTGTCCATCCTTGCCGCCGAATATCTGTCCCACGTCGTGCATGGAAGTGATCATCAGTTGATACTTCCTAAAGGCGGCGGGGTTGTCGGCCAACAACCGTCCCATCCTGCGATACGCCTGCTCTTGCGCGAAGTAGAACGGCGCCCAGTTCCTGAAGGTCACGGTCCACTGTGTGCGGTCGGTCAGGTTGTGAACGTTGTCCATCACCTTTTGCGTTGAGCGGATGTTGGCCGCGACCTTCGCTTCGTCGTCACTCAAGAACCCACGGTCCACTGCGTCTTGTAGCAGCGTGCGTTCCTTGATGTACTGCGCCATCCAAATCGGTTGACGGCTGAGGAAGTTCACCATCGGATTCAGGACTCGACGAAAGCCCCAGTTGGCGATTCGTTGAAGTGAGGGGTCGCCCGAAGGAACCGCCTCGCGGCCCTTCACCATGAGTGGGCGTTGGTGTGCGGGGATAGCGGAGAGTTCGGCATCATCGACCAACTCTCCATTGGCGACGTGGCTTAGAAGCGGGACATGCAGTGTCCCGTCAACACCCTTCGTCTCTCCAACCACTTTCTTCACAATCGCGTTCGCCCACTCGTCGAACTGATCCATGTTGGGAGGTCGGTCAATCCCAGCGGGAAACGACGTTATGTGCGGTAGTGAGCGCAGGAAGAAGCCTTTGTAGGCCTCGGGTTCACTACGGAGGTACGCAGCCACTTCTTGAGTCGCCTTAGCCGTCGCTTCGTCCAGCGTTTCGCCGCGCGCCGCGCCTGCCCGAATTGTCTTCGCGGCCATCTGGCTTGCTTCATCCCTAGAACTTTCGTGCAGCGACGCCTGCCACGCGTCGTCGTACTGCTTACTCCCAGCCCCGTAGAGTGCGAAGTCGTCAGAGAGTTTCTGCGCCGTCTTGCCTGAATCGAACATCCCCCGTCTGATGAGGCTGACCGACTTCTCATCTCGCGGAAGAATCTCGTCGGCGTAGTTGTGGCCCGAACTCAACGCGCGAGGAACTATCTGCCCGTCGTTGCTGAGAATCGCGTCCGTCGCGTACTGGACGTTCTTCGAGTCGATGGTCAGTCCCGGGATGTGACGAAGCGTTTTGTAGACGATACCTTCGACGGCGTTGATGTCGCCCTGCTCTGCTTTCACTCCGAGTTCAGCCATGCGCCCTTCGACGGAACTCCGTACAAGTGTGAACGGGCCGAGACGTAACGCGTTGGGGATTAACTCCGCGAGAGAGATGTGCATGGCGTAGGACGGTGACATCAGCACCCAGCGCTTAAAGACCGCTGCCGTTACGTGGTCGTACGCGAAGTCCCCGAATCCGCCAATCATCGCAGCAGCCTTGTGGTTGCCAAGAATCTGCCCCGCCCGTCGGACTTTTGCGAGGTCGAGGTACTCGAAACTTCCTGTCTGGTTCTTCGTTATCGCTGCTGAGTGTGTGGCGCCCGTCTGCGTGTCTCTCACCGTCGAGATGTCCGCTTCGGGTGAGTATCCATACACCGCAGACTTGCCGAACATCCCTTGAGCGACGGCTTCGTCGATTGCGTGACCCCACTCCGCTCGGACCGTCGGGTCGTCGAACGCGGCTGCTAAGTATTCATCCTTCGAGAAGCCGTGATACCCAGCCATGTTGATCATGGTGGACATCTGGAGGTTCTTCCAGATACGGATTTTCCCTGGAACGTCCGCGTTGGCAAATGCTTGCGAGAGCGAAGCCGCGGTGTGCTGGTTCTCGGTGAACAACGCAGTTCTATAGACACCGAGTATCCCGCTGTCGGCAGAGGACGCGGGGTCGAACTGCTTGTTGGTCCAAACCTTCTCTACGTCATCCCACGAGGTCGGCAGGCGAGAGGTTGCACGAAAGAGATTCTGCACGCCAGGGATGGCAGAGTTGCCCATCGCTTCGTGCATCGCCTGGAAGGGAAGCCTTCCTACGGAGAATGTCGGCAGTTTCTCCATGAAGGCGAGTTCGTGCGTCCTGATTGCTGAGCGGAACAACTGCGCGACATCCTCCTCGGTGTTCGCCCGCCCGAGGGCGCCTAAGAAATCCGCCTGATTTGCGAGAGGACGGTAGGCGGTAGCAATCTCTCCCGATGTCTTGGACGCGATATCGCGAAAGGCCCTGCGAACGTTGCCACCTGAGACTGAGTTCAACAGACTGTCGAACTGTTCCGTCGTCTGCGGGGCCTTGCCAGGAAAGTAATCACCCAGGACCCCCCCGAGTCCTTCGGCAGAGTTGGCCTTCCCAGCAAGACCTAGGAGTTCCGTCCCACCGACGTTCATGTCGAACACCCCGTCGAGAAGACCTGAGGTTACTTTGAATCCGGTTGACTGCCGTTGCAGGCCTGGGACAACTCGCGAGAGTTCCGACACCACGTCGCGCCCGAATGAGACTTGCTGATGGGTGTTGGGATCGACGTAACTAGCCTTCGAGGTGCGGCTCCACGAGTCGTTGTAGAAGAGTTGCGACTCAACACCCGTCGCGGCCTCCGCTCCTAAGACGCCGCCGTAGAGACTCCCGGTGGCAAGAGTCCCGCCGACTGCGCCTGCGGCTATGCCAATTCCTTCCAGTAACGCGGCCATAGGGCCATGCGTCGCCTCCACGTCATGTAAATACCTGTACTCGTGCTGGACGATTTGCATTGGCTTGTTCAGCGTGCCGAGCGCCGCCGAACCGACCTTCTGCACACCCTTGATAACGTCAGACCCGTACTGACCGACCGTCGAAGAGACGTGATTGCCGAACCAGTCGAGAGCAGTTTGCAGGACGTTCCCGCCGCCGACCGCCGCCGCGACCGAGGCGTGCGCGGTCGTGTCGGAGATGGCGTTCGTCCCTCTCGCTACTGCTTGTGAATTGCCTTGCGTATCTCCACCGGCCTGTGCTATCCCAACGGAGAGTCCTGGGGACTTCGCTAACTCTGGAGCTGTGTTCAGAACGGTGTTGAGAGATGTTGAAAAGCCCGACGCGGTTGGCGTAGGCGGCGGAGCGGTGGGGTCAGTCGATTGAAGGCTCACATCACGCCCTGCGTCGCGCGCGCGGCCAAGTCTTTGATTGCTGACGTGGCGTTAGGGACTGACGCCAACGAGGTGAGGAGGTGCGAAAGCGTCCCTTGCTCTACTGCGTTCTCTCTCGCCGCCGCACCGACACCTTGCAACGCTTCCGGCCCCGCGCCTGGCCCTACGGGAAGTCCGTGCGTTACTGGTTCGTTCGGTCGCTCGGTAGGTCTGGTGAGTGGACCGTTAGAACCAACCATCGGAGCGCCTGCGAGCGCGGAGGGAGGGCCGGTGGGGGGCGACGTGGGCGCACCCCCACCGGGGACTTGTGGCGTTGGAAGCGGGATTGCTTGCATCGCGGATCGTTGTGCTGCCGCTTCACCGTAACCTTGACCGGGGACGGTCTGGACGGCAGGGCGCGTTAAGTCAGCGCGGTTCGGTTGTAACTTTCCGCGAGGAGAAGAGCGTGCGTGTGGCACTACTGTGCCATCGCGTTAGGAGGCGGCGCATTCCCAGCCTGCTCACTTGGTCCTTGTGCCGCGGGTTGCCTAAGGTTCCCGAGTATCTTCGCTAGTGCCCCTTGGCCCTGTGGCGGCATCGGCACACCGCCCTGGACTCCGGGGGCGCCAGTCATCCCAGGCATCTGCCCAGGCTGGGGAGCGGCTGCCCCCGGAGGGGGTTGCTGCGCGGCTTGTTCGGCCTGCATCTCTTTATGTACCTTGACCAGGGCATCTTCTGGGTTCGTCTTGCCGTCCTGTAAGGCTTGGGCGAAGCGAGCGATGAACGTCGGGTCAATCTGGCCTTGGCTTGCGCCGTTCTCGACTGAACTCATCATCGCCCTGCGTGCGCCGCCGATGTTGATGCGTGCGAGTTCTTCCTGCACGTCCTCAACAACTGGGTCCATCTCCATGAAGGTCTCTTGGGAGATGGTTTCCATCTGAAGACGTTGTCCCATCGCGATGACGAAGGAGTTCGCGTCCGTTCCAGTCATTCCGTACTTGACGACGTTCTGATCGTTCTCGAATACGTCGTTCGGGACGTAGTCTTTTGAGGTCATCTTCCCGTTGCGAGGGATGTAGAACGAGAACTGCTTCGGTCCCCAGTGTCCTTTAGAGACCGCTATCGCTCGCCGGTTCTCCGCTTCAAGGCTGTCTTCAAAAATCTCTTGATGCTCTTGTACCGGCATGTCAATCGCTGCGCCAAGGACTGCTTCGCCCCTTCGTGCGGTGCGGATGTTCGTGGCGGATTCACCACCCAGTTCAGCAGGTAGTCCTCCAGCGAGTCTTCCAACGCGCTCCAGTCGGTCCTGCATCTGAGCCGCTTGTACAGATGGCTGGGTTTGAGTTTGCTGAAGTTGCCCATTCCTGATTTCTCCGATGACGCCGGTTAACCCGTCCGCCGCGTTAATTATCTGCGCCTGACCAGGCGAGTTGGGGTGGCTGACCAACCACTGCTCGGGGAAGATACTTTGCTTGATGGCGATGTATTCCAAGGCCGCGAGTTTCGAGGCGTTGTGATACACGGGCATGAGTTGGTCGAACATCCCCTGTAGTTTGGAGAGCGTTATCCTGCCGGGATACACCGTCAACGGGATCCCGGCGCGGTTCACCACTCTCGCGAGTTCCACGCAACTCTGCGTCCCGTTCGCGACGGTGCTCGCGGCCATCCAGTGAGGACCTTCGTCGGATTCCTTCACCGCTCCTAACGCGAGTAAGACGGTTTCCTCGTCGTCGTTGTACTCAAGGATTTCAAATTTCGTAGAGGGATTGGCCTTCCCCTTGTACAGAACCGACGTTTGCACTGGGTAGGTCGCTTGCAGCCAGGACAACGTCTGCAGCGTCGAGTGGATGGAGTTCGGCGGCTCGATGTCGTTGGGGTCCGTCGTCGGAGCGGGAAAGACGCACATCGGGTTCAAGACTCGCCAGTGGGGCATCTCTCGCTTGTCGAGCGGGTTCATCGCCATGAAGGAGATGGAGACTGGGCTTGCTGCGTACCCAAGGAGATACCGAGCTCGCCGGCGCATAATCATATCCATGCGGTTCATGTCCCACCACGAGAGCATCGCCTTGCGCTTGGTGTCGGCCCTGTTCTCCGATTCCTTGAATCCTGGTCGTAGAGCATCGACTGAGATGTCGGGCATCGTCGAGGCGATTCGCATCGCTAATTGGTCTAACCCAGGCCCCATCAGATTGACGGCCATCGACTTCTCGTCTTTATCCAGTTCAGAGAGCGGGACGGTGATATCCCCGTCAACGTGACGCGCTACTTCCGCCCAGCGCATCAGCAAGGGTCCGCGTTCAGCCTGTCGTTGTCGATAGAACTGCTCGATGGATTCGATAGAGGTCGTCACGACGCCCTTCCTAACCACGACGGTCTGCGGCTAGGCCTGATTGTACTTGATGGGATGGCTAAATACTGCATCTGAAAGAGCGCGAACCACATCGCCATCACGCAGTCGTCGGTCGTACCTTTAGAGGATGAGGTGGTCGAGAACCGCGTCACCTCATCCACCAGTTTCATCGCGAGCATCCGGCCCATCGGCTGGACCTTCGCGTTACGCGCTGACTTCCCAGGAAGGCGGACGCGACCGAACTTGAACGCCGGAGCGATCATCTGCACCCCGAACTCGTCATCGACCTTGTTGCGGTAGGTGTCGTGGGGGATTATCTGAACGGAGTTCTTCGCTTGCCACTTGCGGACGTGGTCGTACTGAAGAAGAAACCTCTGCGCGCCGTTACGTTCCACTATCCAGTGGGTTATCGGAGCACCCAGTTTGTAGCTCATCTGCTGCCAGTCCTCCATCACCCCGTAGTACTGCGCTTCGTTCTGGTTCCAGTCCAGGAAATCCGGCGCGTCCAAGCCTGACCTAAGTAAATCAATGAGGAACCACTGGTCCGAGGGTTCGTTGTACAGCCACCACTCGATAGCCCAGTACCTGGTGGGAGAGGGGTCAACGGAGACTATCGAATACGTGGGAGGAGCGAGCCCTTGGGGAATCTCCAGCCTATCCCTCTCCATGTCCCAGCAGCCGACGAAATTACCCGAACCGCTTATCCAGGCTGGGTCCACGAGAACCGTGTCGTTGGAAACGTCTAACTGCTGGTAGACCTGGGCGTAGGTGTCCGGGCGACGGTGCTGCATAGACGACACTTCGCGCCAGCTAACCCTTCTTGGAGACAAAAGGCAGCCCTTGGGCCAAGGGTCGGCGGACAACTTATGGGTGTCTTTCCCTTTACAGAACTCGTCGTAGTGGCTGCGGTAGATGATGCTGTGGTACTTCCTCTTGGACCCATCTTCACTCTCCCTCATCGAAACGCCCTCTAAATCGTCCTGGGCGTCTTCCTCGATATCGACTACTTCCATGTCCAGGCAGTACCTGTACAGATCGTTGGCGCCCATTCTTTGACCCTGGAGTATCAGCAACCCCCCAGGCTCTAACCGTCGTTCCGCGTAGGTGTCCCACCAGTCCCGGTCCTTCTCGACGGTTTCCAAAGACCTAAGTCTGTTAGAAGTAACGAGGTCGTCCCAGATACAGAAGTCGTACCGTCCCCCGATGAATTCCTGGTCCCTCCCGACGGCGGTCCAGGTCGGTTCTTTTGAGGTAATCGAGGCACCGTCGAACTGCTGGACGATGAAGGCGTCCTTGGTCCAACTCTCGTGATCGACGGGCTTGAAGCGTCCGAAATCCTCAGAGAGGGTGGCCTCGGCGTCAACGGCTATTCCTTTGGCTAAATCCTCCTCATCCGCCAGAATCGGGAGGGTGGATTCCAAAGCTCGACGGATGTTCGCCGTGTACTGAGAGGCAAGTCTGGCGGTTGCCGAACCTACTAATCCTCGAATGGCCCTGTCCTGACACGTCAACCAGAGAGGCAGGGCGTAGGTGAAGAAGGATGATTTACCACTTCCCGGGGGGGCGTTGATGACCACGTACTCCTTGTCTTCGGAATGGAGCAATTTGACGATCTGCTTCGCCGCGTCCTGCTGCCAGGGGAGTCCAATCCGGCCTAGGTATCGCTTCTGGAAGTAGTTGAAGTCCTTCAAAGCTTTCTTCGCCTCAGGACCAAGTTGAGCGGGCCGCATCGGGTCCGGCTGATTCCTGGCTAATCTGGCAATCTCACGGTACTTTGTACCCTCGGGAGCGCGAGAATCATGCCGCTTCGCTGAGGAAATCCCTATCGCCGCGGCTCTGGCGGCTTTCGCCTGGTTCAATCCCCTGGCGCGAGACTCTTCGTAGAGGAGCCACTGCTGGGAGCTTATGACCATGGTTTCACGTGAAACATTAGTACGAGATTATCAGGTACACTGAAAACAGCGTGGCGGACCCAAGCGCGAGATAACTCTCGAAGGGAGTCCCATGCTTTTAATCGTCGTCCTCGTCATCGTCGGTATCTGTGGAGTGGTCTTTCTCATAAGGCATTAGAACGCCAACCCCAAAGACTGATCACGTGCGGTCTTCAGGGTTGACAAGTTGGCGCCTCTTAGCCGGGGTGTGCGATGCGGAGGTAGGGCCGGAGGCATAGTTCTCCGGCTTCTTCGTGTTAGGCGAAGTCCTCGACGCACCATTCGGTAACGGTGGCATCTGGATAGGGCGGCGTAGCCTCGCGAGACCACGTCTCGGCGCTTTCCTTAGTGGCGTGGATACCCAAAAGGTTCGCTCCGTCGTGAAGGGTAAAGACTGACTCGGGCATGGTGGACTCCATTCTTAGGTCTACGACAGGATAACTTATTGGGCTTTGTACGTAAGTGACATAGTTACTACATTTCCCTACCCGTCTGGGCACATACCCGGTTCGCAACTTGTACACACAGCCGATTCCCACAACTCACACGACCTCGCACCATGACCATGCTCTGAACATCATTCTCTCATCACTACACATAGATATGCTTGCTCATCAGGTGTGATGTGTACATGAGTAACGCCGATAATAGTGATTACGTAAAGCTGAGAGCGTTATCAACGTGATCGAGAGCGAATGACAGCGAATGATAGCCAATGTATCGTGATAATCACGGAATGTAGCGAAAGTCTGCCTAAATGAGATTGAGTCTCATTATCACTAACTCATCATGTGTGACAATCTGTGTGACAAACGCCTAATGTGTGACAATGGCCACACGATCTGAACTCATCCACGTACGCATCAAACCTGAGTTATTGGAACGATTGAAAGAAGATTCAGTCAAATCGAGCAAACCTTTAAGCGCAGTGATTAGGTCTATCCTCTCCTCCTACTACTTAGAAGCCAGGACGACTAAGCAGTGAAAACGGTTCGCGGCGGGGTTGAGCTGAATAGCAGTCAACTGAACCCATTTGGCACGCGCTGTGGTTCGTTCTAAGGCATTATCTGTCGCCGGCAATAGTACAGTGCCACTCACTGACCAGGATAAACGCAAGTCTTGAGATGGTCCAAAAAGTTGTTGAAACTCATTTCTACGGCAGTCGTCAGGCTGCGGAAACGGCTTAGACGCACTGCCAACCAACTTATGACCATCCCCGAAATGGTTATGAGGTGTCGGCGTCAAGGGAACGCTGGTCGAGTTCATGGTAGCAGGAATGAGGGAGACGCGGCGACATTTAATCGTAACGCAGTTGTAACACTTATCGTTCTCTTTCTACTTGACACTGTGCTTAGTTCATGCCATACTTGACACAGTGCAGTAATGACGAAGGGACAAGATTATGACGAACACGACAGAGATTCAGCCCGAAGAGATCGAACCAACGTACTTGGCTTTCTCATGGTCTGTGAGTCGCGGGCGCGAGACGTACGGCTACAACATCATGACCGTAACGGACCAGAACACCGGCAAGCGCTTTAGGTGCAACGGTGGCGGCTATGACATGACCGGGACCAGCGTTGGAAATTGGATGGAAGCAACCTACCCAAAGCGCCTACAAGCCGTTGCCGAGCGTGCTGACATTCGCTATTTCACGCCCGCGCGCGAACCGTGGTACGAACACAGCATGGCCGCAGATCGGCTCTACGGAATGACGGTCACGGGAGGCGGCGGGGTACGACTAGATGGCGCTTGCGGTCTTGAGTCCATGCTAAAAGTAGCTCACGCTATCGGGCTCAAGTTGGAGCGGACCTACAAGGCGACAGGCCGCAACCGTGGCGAGACAACGGGCTACATCGTCACAGCGGCGTAGTTGAGCGCTCCGGCGCTCAGTTCGCCCGCATCGGACGTGCTGAGGGCTGGAGACACCAACCCAACGGAACAAGGGACATGGATATGACAATGACTGAAAGCCGACTGTATCTACAGTTGGGCGATTCACGAGACGAGGCCGTAAAGGCCACTCTCACCACGAAAGCGACGTTGGCGAAAGTATGCAAGGCCGCGGCGCTGTTGCGCATGGACGACGTTCTGGGCCGCGCTGAGGTCGCTTTAATGACCGAGACGCTCAAAGGGCTGATGTTCCTGAGTCCTAGCGGATCGTTCGTCTACGTGCTGAAGCCTGAGACGCGCAAGATCGCCGGAGTCTCGACCAAGATGCTCAGCGTTAAGCGCGTAATCCCTATCGGCGACGTGCTGAGTTTCGAGGTGGCGGCATGACCACCAGGGAGCGCATTATTGAGATACGCGGCGAACTGTTGCAACTGGCCGAAGACCTAGACGGCAACGGTGAAGAGTCGCGCCGGATTTACAACGCCTATGACCAGTTGGGAGAGGCGCTACGACCCGTCAACTCGACGCGGCGATGAAGGCACTCCAGGAAGCTGGCCGCGAACTGGCACAACTCCGAACAGAGAACCACGAGTTACGCACAGGGCAACCCACACCCTACGCGCGGCTCTTAGAACAGGAAGGAGCGTTTTAGAATCAGCACGCCGAGCGCGTGCGCTGCGTCGACTTGTCCCCGACGCGGCGCAGGCGAACGAGTGTTCGTACAGATTTTGACAAATCAAGGCGCAGGCATGCGAACTACGTCTTGCGAAAGGAGCGCTATGGGGGCCACATACCCGAGCATGAGTGGCAGGGGTCAGCGTCGCGCTCGGAAATATGCCTGGATCGCCGGATGCATTTCCTTGTGCTGTTCATCCGTCGCTGGTGCCGCAACATACAAAACGACGTTCTCGCGCTCTGGGATTTTGGAGATTACCAAGCCCTTTCAAGCGTTCGGTAATTTCACCACGGGAGACTGCCAGTATGAGACAGCGGCGAACCTAGTTCTAGCGAGGTGGCCGAAGTCGAAGATAACCACGAGTGAAGTCCTATCTGCGTACAGCACCTACGGGATTGGCTTCGACCCCAACTACGCAGTGAATGGGTTGGTCGCGGGGCAGAATTACCTACTCAGTCACGGTTTCGCCGGACACCGCGCCGCGTCAATCACCACTGTCACGAACAAATATCAGATCGTCCAAGCCGCCAACAACGGAGGCGTCGAGGCTTCGATAACTGGTCCGGTGATGATGCACGTTCTAGGCATAATCCAAGCGAATTCTAAGACTCTGACGGTCGTAGATGACGGGTTCATCACGCACTACACCTGGACGCAATTCGTATTCGACTACACCCACGTCGTGACCTCACAAGGGACGTACGCCTTCAACAACGAGCAGATCGCCTACCAAGCGGTGAAATGGTGAGTTGTAGCGAGTTCTGTGACGACCCCGAGTGCGCCGACTGCAACTACTGGCGCTGGAGGATGTTTGCTGCGCTGCCGAGGATGATTCAGGACGTTATTGAAGAGACGGAGGTTATCCTCCGGCAGACCTGAACGACGCGGCGAGACTTCGTAGGGCGTCAACCCTTGTAGTCCCGGCTCTCACCGCTTCGCGAACCGTTGTTAAGTTGTTCGCCGCGATTAGGTACGCCAAGTGGAGTTTCTCGCAGGCGATTTGGACCTCCGCGTCGATTTCCCCCACAGTCATCTTGGTCATGGCCGTCGCACGTATGGAGAGCGCACATTTCGCCGCCTCGCTCCTGTACTCGGACTCTGTTCTCGCCGCGGACAACCCCGCTTCCTGAACCTCAGAAACCAGTTCTTCGAGACGGTCTAATTCTCGTTCTAAGCGGTCATGGATTTGGCTAAGAGTAAGAATGGCTGGCCTTCTTCCGCGCTCGGTAGCGCCTCATGTAGAGCTTGCAGGACTCAACACAGAACCTACAGCGGCATCCCTTGTTGTAGGTTGCGCGTCCGTGTTCGCGTTGCATGGTCATTCCCCACCCCCTACTGACGCCGGCGAACTAGAAGCCTGTTCATCCATTACGACCACAAGTTTCGTCAACGTCCACACATCCCCTACCCAAGAGACAGCGGCCTTCTTCACAATTCCGCGTTCACCGTTTACTAATACGGGCTCGCGTTTTTCTGGTGGAGAACTTGGTTGGAACTTAACCACGCGATTTTCGGAGAAATCAGTAACGGTCACGGTTCGACTCCTTCGGCTCATTCCCCGCCCCCTACTGACGTAGGGCTAGAGAGAAGGGATTGGATGGTTTGAGACAGTGATTTGGCTTCGTCAAGCGTGGAAACGTGGATTTTGTCTACGTAAAGATTCCAGCCTCCGCGATCTAGGTCATCCTGAATCGTGAAGCCGTCAGCGAAAACGTCTAAGCCTCCGCCTTTTGCGCTTTCTTCCCGCCACTCCAACTTCTTTACTCGGTCGTCTAGTGACGTGGGGGCGCGAGCGTCCAAGCGTTCTTGTGCCGACTCAGACAGCCCTTCAAGAATCGCGGCGATTCTGTCCAGCGAACTATCGAGGGCCGCTTGCTTTATGGCTACGAGAGCAACGAGCATCTCCATCATGCGCACATTCATTTCGTATTCGCGCTCAGTCGGTTCGTCTGGTGACACCACGCTCTCGGGCTCGCGAAGGGCGGCGAGTTCGGCGCGGAGTTGTTCGTTTTCGCACAGAACGCAATCGCCGGGAACCCCGTGATGGCAGTCGTTCGACGTGTCACGAGGACAACAAAACGGGCAGTCGTCGGCGCACTCGTGAGGGTGCTCGCGGAATACACAGCCCATACATTTTCGCCCATCGCAATTTGAACACACCTCGTCACTCATGCTTCCTCACCTTTCGCTTGGCTCTGAGGGGCTGCAAACAAAAGAATTCTGCCGCCCATCTCGGTCTTGTCACACAAACTCGTCAGCGTTTCGACATGCCCCCAGGCACCCCATTCGTTCGAGATTTTGAGGCCGCAGTTTTTACAAACGGCGAGTTTCACAGGTCCTCCTTCACTGGGCTGGAAAGTGGTTGACCCAAGTGCTGCAAAAGTTGGGTTCCTATGTATTCGGTGTAGGCGGGGGGGATTGCGAGGCGAATTTCTGACGGTTCGGCCCACGGCATTTCCATAAGCTCCGCGTACTGCGCCGGCGCGGCCTTGTTTCCTCTACTCCCCCCGCTTGCCCGCTCTCGGTAGGCGCCCCCCATCCCGTACACGCCAACGGGTTCCCCTTGTGTTTTGTGGGCGCAACGCGGCGGCATAACGAGAAAACTGCTCTCGAAGAGGCGGTGCCGGCGAACTCTCAGCCCGAACATCGAGCCGCAAAGAACGAAGGTGGTAGAGAGGGGTGAACCTGGCACGTTCTCGATGACGTAGGGAACCCCGGCGGAGATTAGTAATTCACGTACTCGCCCAACCAAATCGGGGTACAGATGCTGCCGGCTCTTCCCCGTAGCGGTGCTGTAGTGCTGACAGGGAGGACTCGCGTGAATGACATCAAATGCCCCGAGGCAGTCTGCTGAATTCGTTCGCTTTCCAGGATGCCAGCACCGGTGGGATGACTGCGGGGCGAGAGTCATCGCGTCTAGCCGGTGAAACTCAAACGGGTAGTTAGGCTGCGGGTTGATGTCCACTCCCACTACCTCGAACCCAGCTCGGTGGTAGCCCATGGCTGCGCCCCCCCCACCACAAAAAAGATCAAGCAACCTGGGTCTATTGGGTGATGTCGGTTCCTTTGATTCGCCCGGTGAGGGTGAGTTCGTAGTGGTGATTGGCGCAGAGGATTCGGAACTCATCCAGATGCTCCGACACGTATCGGTAGTGCCTGGGGTGTCGGTACGTCTGACCCCGTCCCGTAGGGATGAAGTCGACGTGCAGCCAGTAGGGGTTCGTTACCCCACACACGACGCATTCGCCGCCCAGTAGGTCGAGAATCCTTCCCCTGCGGTCCTGCCACCGTTTCCGCTCGTAGCCAGGGTCCTTGGTTAGTTGATTCTTGCGGTAGGTCGTCCGCATCTCGGGGTGCTCGGCCTGCCAGGTGCTCACCGTCTTGGCCGCGTGGTTCTTGGCACATTCCTTGGAACAGTGCTGACGATTGGCGTCGCCTATCCCTGACACCGGGAACTCCTTGCCGCAGTGTCGGCATTGGCGCGTCTTCGTGACCACCCAGGCGGCTCGATTGGAACAGCCCCGCGAGCAGAACTTCCGCGTCTTGCGCTGGGACTCGAACACCTCGCCGCAGTGCTGGCACGTCACTGTTGTCATTGGACCAGTTTAGCGCACCAGCCCCGCAGAACAAATCCAAAAGTCGCGGCTTCATTTCAACTCTCCCCCTCAGGTGTAGGGGCGCTGGAAGATTCAAGAATCAAATCAATGAAAGCGTCGATTTGCTCATCGTCGTAAAAGGAGTTCGCCCGCTCGTAAAGTTGCTCTTTCAATGTCAACAAAGTCTCCCTCGTTAGCCCTGTAGGGGCGCTGGAAACGACACCTGCGATTTCGCCACGGTTCGGGAAACAGCGCCATGAAGTGTGAGTCGAGCAGTAGCCTTCGCCGTCGAGATTGCATGCGACGTGAATTTTTGGATTTGGACATGTCGGTGGTTCAGGGACACTCGGAAGAGTCGAGAGAGACGGGATAATCTGCAAATCAATCATGTCACGCTCTGTGTATTCGTGTGCGTACTGGAACGGCTCTCGCGGTCGGCATTTCTTCACTGCCTCAATCGCCGCTATTCGTGAAATCACGTCGCCCCTCAGTTCACTTGGCTCAGTAGGATTACTCATTTCAACTCTCCATTTCAGGTGTAGAGGCGCTGGAAAGTGGTTGACCGCAGCGAAGTCGTTGCTCAAATCGGTCTAACGCTCGTTGCATTGAATGACTGCCGGGGAATAGATCCACGAATTCATCGTCCGGTTCGTAGACCAAGAGGTCGAGAATCCAGTCATTGAAGGCGTCGGGCTTGGCCCCGCGCTGCCCTGTCTGTTGCGTCACGGCGCAGCTGAGCCAGTCGCGGACCATTGGCGTGCGCTTGTTGTCCTTGCGAGATGGGCTGAATATCACCGGCTCCCACGCGAATTGCACGGTCGTCGGGCGTATCTGGTGCCAGGTTTTGGTCCACGCGGCGATCCGAACGCCCGTATAGAAGCGCGATGCGACCGCCCCCAAATCGCTCGGGTTGCACGAGTACGCATACCCATCTGGGACCACGCTCAACCAGTCGAGAAGAATGAGCTGCGTGTTTAAATCATCCCAGCACAGCCCATCCCACGGCATTTCAAGACCTTCACCGTGGAAGTGGTCGTAGCTCGCGCATTGACCGAGGTAAGGAGGGTCAGCGTAAACGAGTTTCATCGGCCCTCTTCTTGTGGGCTGGAAAGTGGTTGACCGCAGTCGGGGCAGTGCGCGAACGGTTTGCCCCATATCGTTTGCCCCTTCCAAGAATCGCCGTGCAAGTCAACATGCGGGCACGCGCCCTCTCCTTGTATCGGGGGAGAGGTGGTGAGGATGGCGTCACGAGAATCGGTTTCGCCGCCCTCATAGTCGGACCGTTCCCACATCCCCGGCAGTTCGTTGTCCGGCAGATGGTTCTCATCGTGACTGTAAATGCTTGGTTCTAGGGGTTCTCTTAGTGAGTTGAGAGGGGGAAGGGCCGAGATGATGTTGAGTGCATCCTCCATCCCGCGCCTGCGAATGAGCCAGCCACGTTCCCACTCGGCGTCGCCGAACTCGTTCCGAGCCGCGCGTTGTTCCGATTCCTCAACTCGCGTTTCGAGCGCTTCAATCGCTTGCTCTCGGGATATGGGGGTGTCGGTCATCTCACCTCGAACAGCCGGAGCAATCTCTCGTTGCTTATCGCGTGCATCTCGTCCTCGCTCTGCGGAGCCCACCCGTCCCAGTCGCAGACGTGGCAGTAGCACGGGTTACGGTTCCCGTCATCATCCACGCAGTAATACTGGGGAGGGTTGCTCGTCAAGACGAGGCCCCTGATTGGGTTGTGTCTCATTTCATCTCCTTCGGGTCTTGGTCTTTGCCGGTCATGGGGCGTCCCCTGTGCAGTCGTCGTCGTGGATGTACTGGCCGCGCTCGTAGTCGTAGTCGGGTTGACAGCACTCCACTGGATTGAGTCGTTCGCGTAGAACGAAAGGCAGTAGATCGTTCGGGCAGACGAAGGATGATGTTGCTCCGCGGCTGACCTGGTAGCCGACTTGAACATCCACCAGTTCTTTGCAGAGTTCGCATTTCGCGGCGCTGACCAGGACGCATATCTCGCACCACGGCTCACCCGAAACCCACTCCCATGCAGAGATTGGCTCCCTGCAACTGACGCACTCTCCCATTTCTACTTCAACTTTCATTACTTCCCCTTTGTTCGACGTTACTCAAGTATGGCACGAACGGAGTAGGCGTGCAAGCCTATTGAGGGCTTGTGAAGAGGTTCACTAGTAACCAGGTCCGCAGTACGCCGGGTACGTCTGATGAGGCCACCAGCCGTGAAGGGCGACCGTGACGAAGTGGAGCATCGCGCGGGCCTGTTGTTCGGGGGTGGCTTGTGAGGCGTAGCGCGGGAAGCCTGGGAGCCGATAGGAGAGCCAGGTCGCGTCGAGCCAGCCGAGCCCGCCGTAGTAGCGCGGCCCGTTCGTGTGCCAGTTACCCGTTTCGCAGTGCATGACTTTGATCGTCTTTGCCATCACTGACGACGAGACGAGGGGCTTCGAGGCACCGGCCTGTCCTGACAATGAAATTATCGCGGCCAAGAGAAGGGCCGCCGCGTACCTCAAGAATCCGCGTTCGTCACGACCCATACCGTGGCGTCACGTCCACTCACGGTCTTGCGCTTTCCATTACTGCGGATGCGCGGCGGGGTCTCGGCTGCGAGTTCTATTCTCCTTGGTCTAGCAGTAGACGGGCCTAAAAGGGTGACGAGGCAGATTTCCTCGTCCGTCAGACCTGATGGCGAGTTCTTAATCGCTTGGTAGACGCGTTCTCGGAGAGTTGGAGCTTTGGGCTTGATGGAGGTCGCCGCGTCCATCGAAGTCTGAGAGTAGTGGATGGAGGGCGGGTCGTGGCGTTGCCAGGATTCAAACTTGAGTATTTCGCTTTTAAACCAATGGCCCCCGATGGTGAAGAGGGTGTCGGGTTCGTTCACGATGCCTCCCAGGTGTGCATTGAAAGCCCGAGCCGGTGTGCCTCTATTGGGTGGTCCTCGACCCAAGAATTGTGACCGTCACAGAGTAGCGTCACGTTGTCCATGTCGATAATCGACCCGCCGCGTGAACGCTTCAACAACTCGTGGCCGTTGACCGCTCCGTGGCACTTACCTACCTGAACGCCTTGGGCTATCGTCCAGATTCCGTTCATCGAACACTTCCACTCCTCGCGCGGCCCGAACTTCTCTAGCATCAAGACCTTGCGCTGCGCGTTCACTATCTTGCGCTTGTCGGAGACGCGCTTCATGGTCAGAATCTTTCTTCCTCGTCGGCGAAGGGGTAGTCCTCGCGTGGGGGTGCCGAACGCGGCGTGGTGACGATTTTCTGCGCCTGCCGCGTCCCTGACTCAATCTGCTTCTCCGTCAACGTTCCGCGCTCCATGAACTGCGTGGCGAGAGAGTTGAGGAAGTCGTTGTCCCCCTGTTGGGATGCGCGCAGAATGAGGTCAATGCGGGGATCGTTGGAGGCGCCCGTTGTGCTGTCGCGTGGCGCTTGGTGAGCGGGGCGTTGTTCCTGGTCGCCCGAACGGTTGCTGACTTCCTCCGCCGACGCGATGCCGTTCTTGGTCGAAGCTCCGATGGCGATTAACGCCCTGCCCCAGGCCGCCGTCTCCGCGTTCTGAACCTCGGAGTCCCTTGTGAAGTTGGTAGGGCCAGGAATGGGTTCCCACGCCGTTCCAATTCCAGGTCGAACGTCCTCCGGTGTCCGGTACGCCGCGGCGGTGTAGACCACGAAGTCCTTCTGTCCGATTGAGACGAACTCCATTGAAACCTGTTGCATCGTGAGGTCTGGGAACTTCGTCCTCATCTCTACGAGTCGTGCTGCAACGTCGATGTAATCAAGATTCCTCTTGAACTCTGCCATTTTCTTCCCCTTGTTTTAGTGTTTTGGTAAGGCTCTTGTGAAGCGTGAATAACTTTAAGCAGGCTGTGAAAGCCTCGAACGCTTCGTCCTCTGGAATTATCTCAAAGGGGTCTGACATCTCGAAACTGCCGTCCGCGTGGAGGTAGATCGTCCTTGCTCCGTCGAGTTTTGGTAGGGACTGCAGTTCGCTCAGTGCCCCGTTCTCGTCGTAGGTGGCTAGTTTGCCGTGGAGGTAGGCAGAGGCCTGGAGCGCGGCTTCCAGAGGCCGTTTAGAGCCACTCTTGTAATCTCCCAAGACTACCCCTATGCCCTCCAGGTATCCGATGAAGTCGAATCTGCCACCAAAGCCCAGCGTTTTATTGAGAACTACGCGTTCAGCCATGAGAAATCGCGGCTTGAACTCCTTGTGGAACGCTTCGAGTGCGTCTACGAAACCTTGGTCCGCGAGGGACACCTCAACTGATTCGCCGTTCGTCCAACGCTCCGCTACATCGTGAACTCGGGTTCCGGTCGCGGCCTTGTCTCGCCAAACGCGGTCGAAATGGCCGGTGCAGTGCTTGAGGATTTCTTCGTCCGGCGTGTCCGTTGGGTTGATCGTCTCGTTCACCGCGTAGTCGAAGGTGTACTCAGCGGTCAACTTCGCGGCTGCCCATTTCAAGCCGGGCTTGTCCAGAATGTTGATCGCCGTCGTGACTCCGGGGACGAAATCCCCGTCATGCTCTACGCGGTACTTGTGCGCGAGGGCGTTGTCGTAATCACTTTTCATCGCTCACCTTGTCCGGCGCGAAGTACCGCCGCACCGTCTCGCGCCCTACTTCCATCCCCGTTTCGTTGCAGAGCATCCGAGCGATGGCGTCGAACGATGCTCCCTTGTTGCGCATCTTCTGGGCTTTCTCCGTCAGTTCAGGGCGGAGGGTTTCGATGATTCGTAGGACGTTGGGCTGTGGGCTCACTTGACGGTCCCGACGAGTTCCCCGAGTCGCTTCACCCGGTCCAAATCACACGCTGGCGCGACGTGATTTGTCAGACGCTCACACTCGTTCTGTGCGTCGTTCAAGATGCATAGAAGAGAGTCCCAGCGGTCTTTTGGAT